TTTTGAATATGCCCATGTCCCCTCAATTCAGTTTTCCCCATAGGAATCGGGAATTGAACGCCCCAGTTAAATTCGTAAGTTTTCAAACCTTTTGGAATCTTTATTTTAGCCCTATCATCTGGTGTCATGGCTAAACAATACCCCTTATCTCTTATCGCCCTCATCCCATCGAAGCTAATTCTCCAGTGGGGAGCCTTAAAAACACGTTTCCAGTTAAATCCAATCTGGTTAAAATATTCCTCAATCGCCCTGAGAGCCAAAACCATTCTATCATAGGTAACTTCCTCTAGTTCGTTCCTAGTATGAAAGAACCCATGCGGAAGAATTTCAATCCAGTCTAGCGAATTTATCTCATCCACCAAATCCTTATTCAACAACCAACTTTCAACTCTGTCTTTGTTTGGTGTGACTCTAAATGGAATCGTGAATAAGGAAACTTTCATTTTAGGAAAATGTTCTTTTAGTCTTTTAAGATAAAAAAGCCCATTATTGGTTGGAGCAAAATCATCAAAATCAAGAACAATCGTTTTAATTCGTTCTCGCGTATTTTTTTTATGTTTCTTTAACCGCCTTTGGAATAACTCAAGATTTTTGTGCGCCCTGATTTGATGACCATGTTCAATATGAAGAATTGCAGCCTGCGGGGTTAGATAGAACTTTAATCCTTCTTCATACAACCTCAAGGCTAAATCGTAATCATCACATTCCCACCCCCTATATTTTTCATCCCAGCCACCGACTTTCCTAAGCGCCCAGGTTGGAACAAGTAAACCATTTCCTGTTATCGCAGCCCAGGGTGCTTTGTCGGTAACGGGAATAATTTCCATCTTTTGTTCATTCTCTCTATCTTTGAATCGCCAATCAATAAATAAAAACTCCAATTTCTCGTTGACATTTTTTCTTATCCCACACAAAACCCTATCTTTGCCAAGGTGTTTAGCGAATTTAACCAAGGTGTCTCCCTGGGGAACACTATCTCCCATTGAAAATAAAGTATAATTACCTCGAAGGTGCGGAAGGGCTTGATTGAGATTTTTAGCCAAGCATCCTGGCTTTACCCTCTTTTTTATCCTCAAATACTTAAATTGCAAGGGTGTCTTTTTTGCATATTCTTCTGCCCATTCTTTAGTTCCGTCTGAGGAAGCATCGTCACACAAAAACACCTCAAAGCCTCCTTTATATTCCTGGTCCTCCCACCCTTTCAAAACCTTAGACAATATTTTCGCATGCCCATAGGTGCCGATAACAACAGAAATTTGTGGTTTTTTTGATAACAAAGATTCTTTTTTCATATTTTTTTATATCGTTCACACTGAGAACACAACTCTGGTATATCCTCGCCATTTATCTGTCGCTCTAATATAACATCAAGTCTAATATCAATCTCTTTTAAATCTTCTTTTTTCAAATCACCGATTGTCCATTCTCCGTTCAAATCTCCACAACAAACAAACACCCTCCCATCCCAAGCGATAGCTATGTTGCTGTGTAAAAATCCACACGTAAAAGGTGGCTTATCTTCTATTCGTTTAGCGCCATCAATAGACCCATCTCTCACCCAATTATGCGGTCTGCGAAAATGAACAACATCAACACCACGAAACTCCCTCATCACATCTTTTTCTGATGGCATTTCTTCTGGGAACGGAATAATTCTTTGGACTTTACTCCTTACCTGATGATCGTTTATTTTCAAGAATCTCTTGATATTTTCAACCGCCTTAGCGGAAACTTCGCCAGTATCTGACATTTCATGCAAGGTAAAACAAATCTCGCTTAATCCAGAATTGATAATTTCTAGCGCCTTTTCCTCGGTTAAAACATCAGCATTTGTATGAATTATTGTTTTCCCAACAACTCCCGCCATCCTGATAATTTCACCAATTTCGGGGTGTAGTAATGGTTCGCCAGACAAAAACAAAAAAATTACTTTTCGCTCACTATTTAATTCTCCAATTTGTTTTAAAATTTTGTCTGCCAAATCCAAATTAATATATCCCGTCTTTCTGGTATCGCTGTCGGCACAATATCGACAACGCTTGCCACTCCTAGTACAAACATTAGTAACTTCTAAATGAAAATTACTCCTAGCCAACTTAACTGCCTCAATTCGAAAACATGGTTCGCTTTCAGTGTGGTAATCAACTGCCTTCTTCCTAACAACCTGTTTAAACCCAACCTCCTCTAGTTCTTTTTTTAAACGATGGAAGTTATATCCCCAATAGTGTACCTGGTATTGGTTAATTTGGTTACCGAAAACATTTTTCAAAAACTCTTCATTTCCTAACAGATACCCATGAACTGCTGCATCAAAGTCTGGCAATTCCATAATTAACTTGCCATTGTTCTGTAAAAGCCGAAACCAGTGACAAAGAGCTTTTTGGGCATCACGATGAGACAAGTGCTCAAATAAATGAAAAGAAATAATTTCTTTACATGAGTTAGGCTTAAATGGTAGCTTTCTTACATCCGCTTGTAAATCCAGCTTTCCAGTAGAAGGCATTCGAATGTCTATGTTTATGTGTCCAGGGAGATAAGCTGCGCCACAACCCAAGTGCAAACGATAGGGTGGATTACCAGTAAATTTCTTTAAACTATCCATTTAATTTAGCTCAAGATAACTTACAACTTGTTGAGAAGCATTGTGCTTCTTGCCAAACAGTGCATGAAAACCATCATGGCATTTTTTACAAAAAGTTATACCATTATCCATATCAAACCTTAACTCCGAAAATTCTGAAAAGCCACAAATGTGGTGTCCGTTCAATTGCCCATATTTTTGACCACATTTTAGACAGGTATAACAATCTCTTTTAAAAACAGCATTTTGCCACTGACGATATATCATCGAGCTCCGAATAAGTTTATTCAGCGGAGTTGCTCCATTTTTCCAATTAGAGTTGTTCTCGCCTTTTTGGGTGAGACTCAATTTCAATCGAAGAGCTGTTGACATTTCCCTACCCTTATTGGCCTTTCTAATTTTTTCTTTAGTTTTTTCATCAACTTTTCTACCAAATGAAAGTTTAATAACACAATCTCGAGAACAACATTTCGCCCTGCCATTTAATACTCTACTCGGGTAAGCCATGAATTTCTTCCCACACACTACACATGTCCGAAGAACTTGCCTACTTCTTCTTTTGGTTCCTGTACAAGCACTATGATAACAATCACTTGAACAATATTTCCCGAATCCTTTCTTAACCACTGATGGTATTACAGAGAAATTTTTATGGCAAAAAAGACAAACACAAGTTATCCTTTTACTCATAGATTTATCTCTACATGTCCTAGAACAATATTTGCCGCCACCATGTTTTACACGAGATGGAATCGTTTCAAATTCTTTTTGACAAACCAGACACCTTACTTTCATTTTATTTTCTTTCTCCTTCTTCATATCTTGTCCTTCTCAGGTACTCCTTATCTTCAAAATATTCTGGGAATTTCTTTTCTTGGCCTATGGTACCCTCAATGTGCTCGCATTTATAATTCTCCATATAAGCAAGCTGGTATCCAAGTTTTTGAACATAAGAACAAAACAAAACATCATTTCCCCCCTGCATGAAAGCATTGTCTGGCCACCTCCAATCCCAATAAACACGAGAAGGGGCAATCGTGACAATTCCACCTAAATGTTCAACCACCCCTAAAAACTCACCAGCCACAGTACCATACACCACCCTTGGTGTTCCTCCTGGCATTCCTGCCAATCCCTCGATATATGGAGATAAACAAAGCCGGTTGTTTCTTCTGTAAATTTCAATCATCGCCTCAAGCCAGCCGTTAGACTTGAAAAACGCATCATTGTCAATCTTGCAAAGATAGTCATATTTTTGCGGATTTATTGCACTTATCGCTTGATTTGAGGAATGTGGAATCCCCTTGTTTTCTTTGTTAAAAACAATTTTATTTATCCTACCTTCTTTTTCTAGTTCTTTCAGATATTCCTTCGTCCCATCGGTCGAACCATTGTCAACCACATAATGGTCAAAGGGATAATTTGTCGTTTTTTTAATTGACTCGAACATTTTTTTAGTGTATTCAAGACGATTCATTGTTAAAGTGAAAATTGCTACTCGGAAATTCTTCTCTCTCCCAATCCCGCCAGAGTGAATCAGGCACTCGTCCATATTAAAAGTCGGAGTAAACAAAGAGGTCGTTGGGTTAAATTCCCCACCCTTCTCTCTCATGGACTTCATGTCATCGTGAAGATAATAGTCAGAAATAATCACAGCCACCCTCTGGAACCTTCTCCCTAACTTGGTAATCCTCCACCACAAATTCCAGTCAACAAATTTCTTCAATTTCTCGTCAAATCCGCCAACTTCAAGCAAGGTACTCTTTCTAACCATTACATCAGAGGTATCAATAAAATTCCTTTGTTTAAGCATGAATGGGTCAAACTCGAAATGGATTCCAACGCCCTCCTTAAATCCCTTTTCCTTTAGTCTTTCGGATGGGTGTATCCACCTGTCTCCATAAACAACGCTAATGTGGGAATTCCTGTCTAATACTTTTTTGAGAGCAGTAAGGTGATCTGGGCGGTAAGCATTATCATCATCAAGAAAGCAGTTATGCACGCTAACAGGCCCAACTAGATATGAATTGTCATCTTCGACCTCCAAATTATAGACATAAGGAATTGCACTCCCAGTCATTTTTTTGTTAGATAGTGCTTTAATCTCAAGAAGAAAACCCTTTTTTCTTTTGCCGTTAAAGTAAACAGACCCCAAAATATCATTCAGTTTATCAATGCTTCTTTGAGATATAAAACAGTAATAGGCACCCTTATTCGTAAAATCCCTTCCTTTAATGGTGGCAGTTGTTGGTTTTATGTATTTATGGTCGGTCACATAAAGACCCGAGTTTCTACATAGGCGAACAAATCCATCCATCAACTTCTTACTGGCGGATATAACCTGACAGCCGCTTTTCCCCTTAGAGCCGTCCCCTTCCATGTATCCTTTGATGAAAGCAAGCCTGTTTGTTAAACTCCAGTCAAAAACGAACTCTGGTATTTTTTTAACAGTGGCCTCTTTCCCAAACCAACCAATAAACAAGTCACTGAAGCTTCTGATATTTAGCTTTACAACCGTCGCCCATCTTTTATAAACTGTTGGTTCTCTCTGAAATGTCTTTTTACAATGTTGCCTAACAAAGTTAATGAGCCCAGTCTCGTTATTATTAAGAGTAAAACGGATACTGTCATGCCCCCCACAACCCTCGGCCAAATAAAGCCCCAGAAACCTAGCCATATCCTTGCCAATTCTGTGTCTTCCATAATATACAGCGTTTTTGGCTTTCCCTCCAAAATTTTTACCTAAACAATCAAAATTTAGATAATCTTTTTTCTCCTCCTCGGGATAAAAGAGTTTGTCCCTTAAACGTAAGCCATCAGCCCTAATCCATTGATAATTACCACCTGTCCTTCTAACTAAAAAGGGGTGTTCCGGAGTACATTTTATTATTGTATCTCCCGTACTTACCCAAACCAATGAACTCCTTTCTTTATATGGCCTTTTAGAAGTTTTCAATACCCTCTTATATCCACCAGTATGAGTTTTGACCAACTCCCCCGCCTTAATATTTTCAATCCTTTTAGCACCATTTTTAGTTTCCACCAAGCTTCCCCTTAAAAAACAAACTAAATCAGCCCTGGCAGCTTTTATCCCTTCGTTTTTCCCTTTAGTGTCACAGCCAAAATTCTTCTTCCTTCTGATATAGCGAATTCTGGCATCTTCTTTCTGGAAAGACTCAACAACCTTTTTGGTGTTATCAGAGGAATAATCATCAATTATTATCAACTCGAAATTTTTGAGTTTTTGGTTAAGAACAGACTCAATCGCACGGGGAAGAAAAAACTTAGCGCGATTGTAGGTGGACATGACCACAGAAACGTCTGGTTTATTCATTTATTTTCCTTTTCTTTCTTTAACTTTTCTTGTCAAAAATTGCAGGGCTGTCTTTTTCGCCCCTTCTATTTTTGCTTGATGTTCTGATTCTTTTCTTTTTTTAAAAGTAACATTTTCCCTCCAAGCTTTTTTCCTGCCTTTTTCCCATTTTCGTGCTTTTTTATCAAATTTTAACTCTACTTCCTTTTCGTCCATCATCGCATCCAACGCTACTCTTTCCCCTTCCGCATCCATCGCCATTGGGTCTGGATTCATGCGATCAAATGTCGATGCCCATTTAGGCTTATATCCGATACTAAAACTCCCAAACTTCTTTTTTTTCAACTTAGCTTCTGGCCTCTCGTCATCGTCTTCGACAAATTTCCAGCGACCTTCTCTTATCTTAATCCATTTCATAATAAGTTTCAAGTATATTTTTTAACACGATAAAAACTAGGGTAACTTAGCCAAGATATTTTCTTCGCTAATTCTCCTCTCCAGTTAGAGGGCTACCCTAGTCTAATCTATTTAACTTCTACTTTCAACAGGCGCTAATGCAGACTATTCCGCATTTTCCCCAATACTATGAAAACAACTGACACCAAAACCAGAATACAATACACGAGTGCCGAAAGAAGTCTTCCAGCCTGCGCTTGCAATCTTGTTTGTTGGGTCGGATGTTCCAGCTGAACCAAAAGGCTTAATGAAAGTCTGTAGTTCCTGAAGCTTAGTGATACCGAAGTAATTTGAACCGGTCACTAGAGTTTCGTGAATTAAACCAGACGCAGCAATAGCTGACCTTGAAGTTGAAGCAGCGTTTAAATCTGCGTGAACTTTAGCGTTGCTAGTTTCTAAGAATCTAACACCGTATAGTTTCCCGATTTCTCCAGTGAACAACTTGTCGGCACCAGCGTAACGGTTCGCGTCTATCCATGAACCCGTAGCACTGTCTCCTTGTAAGTCGTAAGCTGAATCAGGGGAAATAACGGCAACCCAGTAGCCACCAAGACCAGCACCAGGGTTAGTGCTTACACTTTGACCCTTCATAATACTGACTCTTTCTCCTGGCGGTTGCGCATCAAGTTTCCTCAAAGTTCTTGTCGCCTTTCGAAGTTCGCTAATAGAAAGTACAGCTGACTGCGGAATAGCAGACCAGTTGGTTTGAGCTGAGGTTGATGTTCCCGCATTTTGTGGGATACCTCCTGGTACAACTACATTACGAACGAGCGTGTCGATAGAAATACCGGCATTGTAACCGAGCTCTCTGACAGCCTCTTTCATAACATCTCCCATGTTTGTTAATGCCAAGACATCTGAAATCTTGATAGCATTATCATACTGAGAAACTGTACCTGTAACGTTAACCGCTGACATATTGACAGCAGTTGTCGCCACACCTTCAGCAGCAGCAGCAGTCATAGCTGCTAACGGCTTCCAACGAGTCCAATAAATTGCATAGGCTTCTTCCCCTTTAGGAACTTTCCTGTTCAATTGTCCTAACTGAGTGTGAACAAGTTTCTTTTCTGCTACGGCAAGAAATAACTCATCGTAGTAACGACTCTTGATGCTCTCAGTCATCATTGCTCTTGTTGTCATTGACATATTTTGCTTTTACCTACGCGTCACCGCGTAGTTTTCTTTTCACCTCCTTTTCTCTGTTGTCCTACCAGAGTCCGTGCCCCTTCATGTACTGTTCTTTTTCCTTCAGAGTCATATCTTCAAAAGAAGAATCCTCTGGAGGGGCGATTTCGGATGGGGTAACTGCTTCCTCTGCTTTCTGTTCTACAACTTTTGCAGTGACCTCAGATTTACCTTTTTCCTCACCACTCTTTCTCAGCGACATAATATCGTTAACGAAAGCTTTGAGCCGAACATTCGGATCGGAATGGAGTTGAGTCTTAAAGAGGTTAGAGAGCTTATCGCTCATCTCCTCAGAATACTCTGGGGAATCAGGATTAAGTTCAGAATACTTGCTTTCTACATCTTTCAAGTCTGCCTTGATCTGGTTTGATTTCTCATACTGACCAAGCCTCGCTCTAACAATGTAATCAGCAGTCTGAATAACCTCGCGCTTATAATCCTCCTCTGTAATTTCCCTCACCTCTCCTGAAGCTTTTGGCTCCCAAGGCAAGTTCTCAGTAGTCGGACTGCCCAATTTATCTTGGCTAACTGCCTTAGTTTGTGGAGTAGCCGGTGTTCCAGTGGAAACCGGTTTAATACCACCTACAAACTTTTCTTCTTGAGCTGTGCGCAATTTCTCAACCTGCTCCTCTAACTCCGCCGCCCGCTCTTCGGCCTTTCTGGACTTCTCGTTAAGATGTCGATACCTTTTTTGAGCTTTGTCGGACAGATTTTTTCTTTCCTCATCAGTAAGCGATTCTACCTCTTCTTCTTTCACCGTTTCTGGTGTTTCAGAAGTCTCGACCACTTCTTCTGTGGATGGTTTCTTTTCCTCAGATGATGAGTCTGATTCGGAAGTTTTCGCCGCTTTGGTTTCTTTTTCAGAAACTTCTGCCTCAAGGGTCACTTCTGACTCCTCAGTTTGCTCTCCCGCTGGTTCTACAACCTTTGCATCAATTTTGTTTGGTGTTTTTGTCATTTTCACCTCCTTTCTACAACCCACTTTTTTGACAATACCCACAGGGTGATTGGGCACTAAGGGCGTTAAAACGCCCTACTAAAGCTCTTCTAAAAAAGCCCTAGTAGCGCTTTTTAATAATTTTTCCCTTCCTGCTAACTTCCATATTTGGACCTAGGAAAACTGAATGAGTGAACGGGCATGTCGTGCAGACTGCACTATTCCCTTCTTGTCTAAATATATGTTTCGTCTTCATTTTTATCTTTTTCGGTTTATTCAAATAAAGCTCCGAGTCTTCACCCCAAAATTTTCTATTCTTACTAGACGGTAATGGTGGTAATGATCCCTTTTTTGCCATTTTCGCCACAAAAAAACCCCCGAACCGGTTCATTCCAACGTGAAATGACCTAAGTCGGGAGCCTACAGTTATCTGCTCAACTCCTATCAAAGAAAAAATAACACAACTTTCGAGTAATTGTCAAGTTTTGCGCCTTTTCCTTCGTTTTTTAACACCACTTTTCTTCTTTTTCTTCGGATAATACCGGCTTTTAATCACAGCTGATAAGCCCGACCTAACGGTAACACTCATTTTTTATCCTTTGCCACCTTATCTAGTATTATTCTAGTCTGTTCAACTAAATCAATCAAAGCCTGTATCTCAGAAGCCGTAGAAGAACAAAGCAAAAACCTAATACCAACATTAGTCGCTGTTTCACTGCCATCCAAATCCACCTCTGACATTGACCGCAATATCTCAATTCTTTCTTCAAGATGTGGTTTCAATAGATGTTTCCACAGCGTGGAACGACCAAGATTAGCCCAAGACTCTTCTTCTTGTTGTTTTTCCGTTTTTACAGCCCGAAGGTCTTTAACGGTTTTCCTTACTATATTGGCTGGGTCTGGTATTAAACTATCTGATTCCATTTTGTTTTACTTATCTCCCTATCGCCACTGGTACTGAACCCACTTCTCTCTGGGCTGCTTGGATGGCAGCAAAAACTTCAGCAATTTGTGCATCAGCAATTTGAGATTGTCCACCTGGTGCCATCATTGGCCCGCCCTGTGGTGCCACTTGAGGAGCTTGCGGCATCATTGGTGGTCCACCTTGCGGCGTCATCATCGTTGGCGGTGGTGTCATTATTGGTGGTGGTCCACCTGGCGGTACCATCATTGGTCCTCCTGGTGGCATCATCGGAGGTGCTCCTGGTGCCATCATTGGTCCTCCTGGTGGCATCATCGGTGCCATCATTTGTCCGCCCTGCAGCGGCATTCCTGGAGGCATAATTGGTGGCGCTGCCGCTGCCATTGCTTTCCTTTTCGCTTCATCTTCCTTTTTAATTTCCTCTGGAGTTTTTTCGACAATCACCCTATCCCAATCCTTTACCCCACCAGCAATCATCCATCTCTTAAATAATTCACCAATATCAATATCTTTACCCTTCTCTCTGACAGCCTCGAGAATAGCTGGATTCTTCAAAACCAAGCCCAAAATCGCCCCAACATTCTGTTGTTCGGCATCAAGGTCTGGTCGCATAATCGAACCAGTTTCAATTTCAAAATCATATTTTGCGTCAATGGCCTTTTTGGTAATTTTAAGTGAACCATATTTTTGTTTTTTGTCGAAAAATTCCATCAAGTCTGGATAGTCCTTTTGAATTTCTTTTGCCTCTTGGCCAAAAACCCTAGTCACAACTCCTCTCTCCATTTTCTTAACAATCATTGTTGTCCACTTCGAATAAACCTGTGTCAATGTTTGCTCCATCATTGTTCTGTCCCATTCGTCTCTTGCCGACTCTCGGCCTGCTATCATCTTGATGGCCTGTGGGGTTCTACCTAAGGTTGTTTCTGTTGCCCCTGGGCTAGAGATTTCAGTTGTTCCAGCCTGATTCATAAGAGCAGAAATCAAAAAACTGTAAGTTGATTGGAAGGTGTTCAATCCCTGTGGAGATAGTCTCATTTGTCTTACATCTTCGCCTGGTCTTTTCATTAACCACTTTGCGCCTGGTTCCCATTTAATTGTTGTATCAACAACATCTTTTGCGTTAATGTGTAGTGGTGGGAAAATAGAATACTTAACCGTATCCATATATAAATTGATAAGGGAATTAACTGCATATTGAAGTGTTTTCCCTCTCTCAAATTCACCCAAGCCAATAATCGAATCCATTAATGGCCAAGCGTATTTAGCCACGATTGGCAGTTCGCCATTATCGTACGGATTCTTTATGTCTCGCACAACTAAATTATCATACGCTGGAGCAAAAGTGACCCACCGATCTCTCCTATATTCTGTTCTCAATTCAACCCTTGGAAACGCTGAATCTGTTGGTGGCTCTCCTCCATACCACTCAGATTCAACATAAGTTATTTGCTCACTTGGTTTAGTATCCCCAGACCCGTCACCGCTATTGCCAAGAGAAAGCGTTTTCAGTTTATCAATGTCTTTCCATTTTTTTGACATCTTTGCCTGTTGCTCTAGCCATTTTACTGACTTCATTGAAGAAACCTGAAACCAGTCTGAATCACCAACGGAAGTAGCGCTTGGCTGTGGGAAACAGCTCCTAATCGGAAGCGGAATCATCTCTGGACCAATATAATCTTTGCGGGGATCGACAACCCAGGGGACAAGGGCAAACATCGTTCCATAAACAAGAGAATACAAATCCATCATTCGACACTTAACTAGCATCGGGTGCCAATAATTGGCATTTTTCTGATAGTAACTAATGAGAAGATTCATCAGCTTGCTCTTTCCCATGTCGTTTTTGGAAACAGCAAAAACCTTACCTTTCGGGTTACGAGCCATTACTCTAGCAGCTCTCTCAAAAACAACAGTAGAAAGTCGTGGATCAAAAACCTGTGAATGAACCGACCCCTCGGTAGAAATTTCGTCTTTTAGTTTACAAATAAGGAGTGCCTCTTTTTCGTCCCATGTACTCCTAATACTAACTAGGTGACTTTCGGCATCAGAAGCATGTTCTCCTAACTCATCACGCAATTTCCTTTCTTTAATCGCACCAACCTCTTTAGCTGCGTGGAAACGTTCAGTGACTCTTTTCTCCCTTTGTTTCTTGTTTAATTTTTTTTTCTTTTTAGCCATTTTAAACCAATAAAAAAGCCCCAAGCCAAGTTCTCAAAACCCGACTTAGGGTCTACGGTTAACCGCTCAACCTTAATCAAACTAAAAATATCACAGCAAAAAATCCCTGTCAAGAGATACCCTCTCTGTTTATACCACCAACAGCAGAGTTAATTTCTTTCTCGGCATCATTTACATTCATCGGGTTCACGGTGACTTTCGTTCCCTTATTACCTTTGCCGGTATCAAACCTCAACCTCAGGGCACTCATAGTCGTGATGTCTGTCACTTTGCTGTCGTGAATACGAAGCACAAGAGTTAAGCGACCATATTTTATTTTCTGAATGATCTTTTCAATATACAGCAAATGTGGCTTTTCTTTTTTGAAAGCATCAATTATTTTTTTGTCTCTGAAAAAATTAAATTCTTGGTCCATTATATATAAAAACCCCCTTTCTTGAACAACTGTTCTTTCGGAAAATTATAATCATCGGCTCTGCCCATTGGTTCAGAAAAAGAAACAGCGAAATATCTTAGGGCATCGACACAATCATCATTCCTCTTTAATGGCATACTACTTTCCTGTTTTTCATCATCCACCTGTCTTTTCCACCGATACTTTTGGAATTCTTCGATAGTGTGGATACAATTGTTGAAAACAAACAGTTTGGGTTTCTTTTTACCATCACAATCCGGCAACATTCTTAGCTTATCTGATATTTTCCCAATTCCAAACTTAACCCAGTTTGTAAAAGTGGTTTTGTGGCTCCTTTCCGCCGCCGAAACATAAAGACCAAGCCTTTCGCAGTCTTCCATTATTTGGGTAGCGCTCGGGTCACCGTAAGTCGCCTCGACTTTCAGTTTTGGCAACATTGATTTTATCACCCCAACGTTGTGTTCAGTCGAAGTTTCCTTAGAGTAAAATTCATCAATAACATACCAGTCTTCTTCGGGAGTCACGGCTATCCAAAGACAGGCGGTAGCGTGGCGAAAACCAAAATCCATCGCTCGATAAAAACTGGTCCCTTCGGGAAAATCTTCCATGTCAAAAGGTTTGATAACATTTGTTTCGAACTTGAATTCTTTATAAATTAAGTTTTGGAAGACGACAAAGTTTGCCATGTATTCCTGCTCAAACTCTTCATGCACCAACTGTGCCTTTTTCTTCTCGAGCTCCTCGCTGTCAACATACGGATTATCGTAGCTAGTGAAGTGCCAGCTCTTCCACTCTGGCTCATAATTGGATGAATTCTCTATCCCTTTTTGATAGATTTGTTTAAACCAATTTGGCCCATAGGGAGTATTATGGCTTACGAAACCATTAGTGAAAAAAGAATGAGTTTCGGGAATTACGAAATCATAAACAGAACTTTCTGAATTTACCACCGACCCTACCGTATCACAAATCATATCTGTCGAATATTTAGAATTTCTCTTGATCCGCAAAAATCTTTTTAGGGTATATATTTGAATCTTTTTGGCAGTTTTTAAATGTCGGAAATTAGAGTTTAGAAAATCCCAGTCATCCCAATTAAAAGCAGTAAAATACCGATTTTTCTTCATCTCAAATTGCTGTTGTTGCTTTCTAGCCAAACGGAAACCGATTTCTTTGAAAAATACTGCAGCTCCATATCCCTCAATGCTCAGTCTATAGCCAACCGATGATACTTTAACTATTTTTGTTGGTGGAGTGATATATTTTCGTCTCTTGGCCAGAATGCCGAAATTAAGAAGTAAAACCTGTAATTGTTTAATTAACTTTACACTGGCAGAAGAACAACTCACTCGATGTCTATTGCCCCTCGTATCAGCGCAACCATCACCATCGAAATATCCCTGTAAAAACGCCTTAATTAGCTCTTTGGGCCATCTAAATACCTTTTCTGGAATTATCTTATTTTTAGCACCATGAGGAATTCCTAAATAATCAATAAAGGCAGCGAGCTTAGAAGAAGAACATCTAAAATGTAAAGGGCTTAGCTTCCCGCCTCTTTTCTGCCTTCTAAATGGAAACCCACTTTTATTGACTAAAAAATCAGCAATTTCTTCATCACCATTGGTAATATCAACACAAGTATCTGTCCAATTACCCTCAGACAAAACTAACCCCATCAAATAAGCAAAATCCTCATTTAGTATAATATCTCTATCATTGTGGCTTTTTCTTTTTAGATATTTGAAGTCAGAAATATCAATATTATCCCCAAATACACCCTGCCCGTATTGAAGTAAAACCTGATCTCCCTCTCTAAATTCGTCTGCCCTCTTCCATCCCCCTAATGTCCACAGTTTATGGTTTGGGGTGCATTCTATCTCGAAACCAAAATTGGTCTTTATCTTCCTGGTTGGACACTCCCCACCCCCATACCGATGTGTTGTTTTATGAAAACCACCAAGTCCATAAAATCTTTTGACCTCATCCGTGTATCCCAAAGAACAAGTCCCTATTTCTTCTATACCGCCTTCTCCCAATATCAACGTGTCTTGAACAACACAAGAAATGAAAAGAGCCCAACCTTTTGTTTCTAAAAGCATTGGCTCAATAATTCGAGGCCAAACGTGTTCCTTCATGTAGGCACATTCATCGAGGACTACCCCAACCAAACCAGCACCTCGAAGGGCGCTTTCATTTTCGCTTCCCTTCAGTTCGATAATCGGCCCATTGATTAAAGAAATTTCTAAGTTAGTTTCATTTTTACTGGCTATCAATCCTTGCGGAATTTCTGCTTTAAGTTCCTCCCAGTGGATTTCACGGCCCTGTCTGTAGGTATTCCCGCACCAATAATGTCTCCCATTGCGCCGCACCATGATAATCCCGCTTTTCACTTTGACGCAATAGATCATCCCCTTGTATTGCTGTTTATACCAACTGCTGGGTTTTATCACTGGGGTGTTAAATTTCTTTTTAAATAATCTCGTAACCATATAACAGAGCCTGTTGACATCATAGGCAATATTTGCCGATCCGCCCACTTTGATAATCATTTCCTGTATCCCATCAGCCAAATCTTTGGAAACAGTAAGAGCCCTGCTGGTATCATAATTATTATTGGCAAAATGCCCATCACCCATCCAATATCCATATAAAAATTTTTCTATCAAAAACGGAGAGGCATCAAGTATCCACCTAGGAATCTTTTTGGTTCTGACATCGCCATAACTAACTAGCTCAGTTGCTATCCGCAATTTCCAGTGGTGTACCCAACCGTTACGGGTATGCGTGGGGTGTTTTGTGTTCGGGTAAATGTAATAATTATAATTTTTGCCACCCTTGTCGCTTTTCGTGAAAGATAAATTATTTCTTTTAAGCAGGTCTTCAACGTAGTCAATTTTCTTCTTTTGTGATAGACAAACTTCTCCAGAAGAACCGTTACTGTGTTCTCTAACTCTCGCACAGCCATCGGCAAACCAAAAGCCCATTAATTCAAACCAGTCCTTAGTCCTTTTCTTGCTGTTACTTACTTTTGACCCAGACCACTTGGCACTTCTATTGAACCGCCTCCATTTTCCATATATCTCGTCTGCTCTCTTTATTTCCCATCCATGCTTATTTTCCCCCCTTGATAAACAACGATGATTTGGCGTTACCAGTATATCTACCCCATTATTTTTGGCCCCAATCATCTCACCTTCATACGGTTCTGCGAAATATTCACTAGGAGATTCAAAAGCCATTTTCCCGTCTACTAGAGTAGCAACTTTCTCTTTCTTATTGAGATCAGAAAAAAACTTCCACCCCTCATTAGTTAACACCTCTGTTTTAGGGTCATAGCAAGGGCTCACTATCCAGAATCTAGGCACATGCTTAATCCCACTTTCTCTAACCTTCTTCCCAGGGGTCCACGTCAGAGCTTTTCTCATAATCTCCTGACGGGCTAAAACTGATTTTCCAAACCTTCTTCCAGCACAAACAACCCTGTACCTATGTTTGTCAACATGAATAGGATACTGATTTTTATGAGGACGATAATCAACGGTAATCGCTTTAGAGGGAGCCTGTGGTCGAGGATTCCTTCTCCTCGCCCTTTCTGCCTCACGCAACTTTTTAAATGTATTTGCCATAAAATAGACCCGAACATATCCAACAAAATAGTATAGATATATCCAGGTCTATTTATATATTCTCGGCCAAACTACATATTCGAGTATGGGCCGTACATTCTTTCTGGCTCTTTCCGTTTTGGCACTGGCTTTGGTTGACCTTCTTTCGGGTCAACTACCAACACCTTAACATCGCCAAACATTGTTATCGCAAAAGGTAGATTTCTTATCTCTTTAGCTAAACCCCCCTTGCGAGTAACGTTTATCCATGGAACTTTTCTCATTTTATTACCTCCTTTTACCCTCATCTTACCACAAACCTACCAAATTTATCCCTACCTAAGTCTCAAAAAATAACTGATTGCCCTTTCTTCAAAATTACCCTCTAGCTGTTTTCGTGCATCAAGAAGAATACTTGTTCTCATTAACATCTCTTTTTTATACTTCATCTCAAACTGAAACTTTTTCGTAGCCCACCCAATCGTCACGAAACCTGGGATATGTTTTTCAGCGCCGCCGAACTCGAATATGAGTCTAAGCCCAGGGTAACGCTTGTCCCATTCATTTCGGATTCCTTCTGACCATTTGATTAACCGCTTCTCTCCCTTACTTGTAATGTCTGGCATAATACCTCCCTGTCTTCACCATAAATAATCCCCACTGTTCCTAAGTCAACTGCTTCTCCGCACCGATAACAAGCAGCCAGAACACTTATTTCTGGCCTTATATAGGTTTGAATCCTACCCCCACACCGCTTCGGACATTCCAAGCCCAAAACAAGCTTTGCGGCTACCCTCCTATCGACCTCAACTACTGGAACCATTTTAAATTTACCTCGCCTTCCTTACCAATGCCCCTTTTCTGCTTGGTAATGGCCCAAGAGGTTTAGATCGGCCTTTCTGCCACTGCTCAAGAGTCCCGCTAATTGGCAGAGTTCTTTTCAAAGTGCTACCGCTCTTTGTCAGGCTGCCTTTGATAGCTTTAAAGTTAATTCTTTTCTCTTCAATGTTCATTATTCACACATTAAATAAACCATAACCGCACAATTCCAAGAAAGAAGGCTAATGTCTTTTTTTGTCAATCCCAAATCATTTTCACTATTATCAAAGGTTAAACTTTCTTTTATTTTATTTTCCAATAGATCGAATTTCTTTTTATCAATCTTTATTGGTTTTCCGTCAATTTTTATTATTGGATATTTCATTTACT